TGGTCGTATTGTACATATGCCTTTCTGGAATGACCTGGATGGATCTGTTGAACCTGATTACTCTGATGATTCTATGACCTTAGTAGAACCTGGTAAAATTGATGCAGATGAAATGCAAGCTCGTGTATCTTACATGAACAAGTCTTTCCGTGCTCCTGATCTTATCAACGAACTTTCTGGTTCTGATCCAATCCAACGTGTACGCGATCGTTTCGGCTCTTACTGGGCTAAAGTGTATCAAAGACGTGTACTAGCAATTATGCGCGGTCTGTACAATGATAACGTAGCTGCTAATAGTGGTGACATGGTTAACGATGTTTCCGGTACTAACACAGAAAATGTTGATGAAGATTCAGTAACCAAATTCAACTCTATCAACTTTCTAGATGCAATCTCTACCTCTGGTGACCACCAAGATGATTATCGAGTAATTGCTGTTCATTCTCATATCTACACTCGTATGAAAAAGAATAACTTGATCGACTTCATTCCAGATAGTACTGGTTTATTAACAATTCCTTCCTACATGGGCTTACGAGTCATTGTAGATGATGGCATGTTATATACCGCTGCTGCTGGTTCTGCAGGCGGGGACGCTGCTGCTAAATATATTAGTATTCTTTTCGGTGCTAATATATTAGCTTATGGTGAAGGTTTACCAAAAGTTCCTTCTTACATTGAGAGAACTGAACTCGGCGGTAACGGTGGTGGTTTGGAAGTGATAGGCGAAAGAAAAACAATGTTGATTCATCCTCAAGGATACCAATTTACTAGTAATACTGTTACTGGTGTTTCTCCTACTCTTGCCAATCTTGCACTTGCTGTAAACTGGACTCGTGTGATCGAACGAAAAAACATCCCTTTATCTTTCTTAGTTACAAACAACTAAGATACGAATGACGTTGGAAAGGGTAGCTTAGGCTACCTTTTGCCTAGTAAATTATTTGGAGAAATAAATGGCTGTGCCAAGAATTGCTTTTAAGAAAAGCTTAAAAAATCTTTATGATTATATCGATACTATATCCCTGGGACTTGCGAGTACTGCAAAAGGTGTTGCTGGTTCTGGTAGTTCTGTAGTTGAATTCGGTGATGGAAAAAATCGTACTGCCGTAATCGACATCAACACCACCTTAGGTGCAATAGCTGGTGGTGCAAACCTTGCGTTAGGTAAATTAATTTATACCTTACCTGCTGGTGCTTTGATCATCAAATCTGCCTACATGTCTGTAGCAATTACTCAGACTCAAGGTTTCATTAACGCTGACACTCCTGACATTGGTTTAGGTACTACTATAGCCTCTGGCGTACAAAGCTTGCTGAGTTCTACCGCTGCTTTTGAGAATGTCCTGACTGGACAAACCGCTGCTAACTGTACTGGTACTGCAACTGTCGCTTTGGTTTCTAACCAAATCCTTAATGTATTATCTGGTGGTTCTCATGCAGTGTATTTAAACTTGGCTGATGGTTGGGCTGCAAGTGGTGACGCTGCTGCCTTATTAGTTGGTAGTGTAACGGTCCAATACCAGTTGGTGTAATATTATGCCAAAAAAGTACATAAGAACTAAGAGCCTTCTTTGGAAGGTTCTATATCTCTTTAAAAGAAGAAAGAGCAGAGATTAACATAGGTGGGTAATAATGACTATCGTAGTAGAAGATGGTACAGGCTTAAACCTGGCTGCAAACAGTTATGCCTCTGAAAGTGAGTTAGCTGCTTATGCTTCTGCAAGAGGTATAACCATTCCCGCTGAATTTAGAGAAATGTATTTAATTCTCTCTATGGATTACTTTGAGAGCTTGAACTTCAAAGGTTATAAAACCTCTGATACTCAACCAATTCAATTTCCAAGAAAAGATTTGTACATAGATAATGTATTAATCGAGAGTGATGTAATACACAAGTTGGTTAAAGAAAGCCAACTAGAGGCTGCAATCGCAGCGTTCAATGGTAATAGCTTTACGGCAACCAAAGAACGTGCAGTAAAAAGCGAACGAATAAGTGGAGCAGTGGAAGTAGTGTATATGGATAATGCAGCTAATTCGGATACAGTTGTAGCCTTCATTGTTAAGGTTCAAAAGCTTCTGAAAGATGGCGGTTCCGCTTACTTCTTCAAAGTTGATAGGGTGTAATAATGGCACTTTATAATAGAATGAAAAAGTTAATCGATAAGATGACTTCTGTAAAGAAATACGGAACTGAGGATGTTACTATTACTGTACTATCTGCAGAGAGTGGGGAAGCGTTTGATCCAGCGGATGGAGGTGTATCACCATTTAGAACCTATGAAGAGAATGATATTTATTACAGTGGTTCTAATACTTATCCTATAGCTGTTATCAATTCTAGCTACTCGGACTATCTTGTCAGTAAAGGTACATTGGAAATATCAGATGTAAAACTAACAGTCGCATTATTTGCAGTTGACCCGACCATAGGAAGTTCAGTTTTAATAGGTAATATAGGATACACAGTTATGAATGTTCGTAAGTTATCAGTTCAGGGCAATGTCATTGGATGGCAGTTACAGTTGAGGGTATAATGTCTCAAGCTAGTGAAAATGCAAAGTTCGAAGCACAGTTCATGGCCAACGCCAAGATTGCTTTGGAAGCAGCTGAGAATGTTACTAAATATTCAATTGCTGAGTTATACAGGCTGTTATATGATAATAGTGTTGTGGGTAATCCAGCTTACTGGAAAACTCCACCGCCACCAGATTACAAGCCTGGAACTTTAAAGAAAGGATGGAGAATATCTTTCTCCGGTTTTAGAGATGGAGACGGACAGTTTACTTCTGCATCTTCAATTGTACAGAATCACGGTATGTCATTAAGTATAAATGGTGGAACAAAAACCGCTTACATATTTAACAACACACCATATTTAGAAAGAATAGAATATCAGGGTTGGAGTAAACAAGCTCCTAACGGTTTTGTTAGATTAGCTATCTTACGATTTACAAGTATAGTCGATGGCAATGCTGCTAAGTTTAGGACAAAATAAAAATGGCAATATTTGCAGATATTCAAAACGGTTTAGCATCTAAATTAAATGAGCTAAATGATCTAATCGTTGATTGGGAAAACACAAAATACAAGGGTAATGAAGGAAAGGTGCGTATACATCCACAACTAGCTTCTGCACAAAGTACCTTAAGAGATACAAGTGGAACTCAGGAAAATCCTGGATTCTTACAGATAGATGTATACGTTCCATTAGGCAGTGGAACAAAGAGCCTGACTAGTGTAATAGATAATATTTACGACTTGTTTAAGAATCAGATCTTAGAAGTCGGAAGCACTAAAATTTATATTAGACAGATATCACGTGGACCGTCTTACAGATCGGATTCATGTTACGTGGGTGTAGTCGATGTGTATTACACTTGTTATGATTAATGAGAGATGAATAGATGACACTGATTATAGATGCCCAGTTGTTAGAAATTACAGTCGATGCTGTAGATGTTAACCAAGTTGTTAGCTTTACGGGTGTTGACGGTGAAGCCCCAGATATAGATGTTACACATTTAGGTTCTGTCGGATATAAAGAATTCTTAGTTGGATTACCAGTCGATGGTGCATTTAATATGAACCTGATTTATGATCCAGTTGACGCAGGTCAAGTAAAGCTTAAAACAATGTCAGAGGCCAGACAAACCAAACAGGTTATAGTGACTTATCCAAGCGGTCACACTTTAACATTTGATGCTTATGTTAAATCATTGGATTTTGGTAAAGGTCAGGTTGATTCCAGAATTGATAGAGTTTGTAACATGATGATCGTTGGCGAAGCGGTATTCGCTGCACCACCACCATAATAATATAGGAACTTAAAGAATGACTTATTACCGTTTTCAAGGTAGCTTAGTGTCTGTCACAGATGGTACTACCTCAACAACCGTACACACGAATATTGGTGGTGTACTATCAGTTGCACACAATCCTGGTTCTGCGACTGACGTTGACAGGACTAACGCTATTTCCACTCGCAGGATTACCAAGCAAGGTTTACTTGACTCTGGCACGTTCGAGATGGAAATCCAACGAGATCCAGAAGATGTAGGACAAATTGAATTACAGGATGCAAAGGATTCTGGACTAAGACGGCAGTTCAAGTGGACTATCGCCAGCGGACCAGTTCTAACATTTTATGGATACGTTAAAGTGTTATCATTAAACTCTGATACAGAGGGTGATGCGAAAGGTACTTGTCGTATTCGTATTGATGGTGCTCTAACCATAGCTTAATAACATTTAATATTTATAAGGGTAAATAGAAATGGCAATTTTAAACAAAGAGCAAATCTTATCGGCTAATGATATTGAGACTGTTACAGTCGATGTACCTGAATGGAATGATCAACTGTCACAAGAACAATTGGACGCTGGAGAAGTTGCTCAAGTAACTATCTCTAGAATGTCTGGCTCAGCTAAAGATAAATGGGAGGCATCTGTTGTAGGTAAAAACGGTGGCCCTAACTTTGATCATATGCGGGCTAAGCTGGTCGCTTCTGTTGTGATTGATGAAAAAGGTAATTTACTTTTCGATGAAAAGGATGTTATCAAGCTGGGTAAAAAATCCTCAAAAGCTCTTGATAGAATTATCGAAGCATCAGAAAAACTCAATCGTATGTCCTCTAAAGATTATGAGGAACTAGCAAAAAACTCCTAAACCGTCCATATCACACATTCTGTCTGGGTCTATCTGAAACAATGGGTATGACCTTAGATGAGTTCTATCAAAGAATGGACGGTAACGAGATCGATGAAAGACTTGCTATGGCAATCTCCCGAACTCCGGAATTTAAACAAAAAATGGCAGACGAAGCTGAACAAGAAAGAGTATCTAATCTTACTCCAGAGGAACAGGCTGCTGAATTAATGAGACTTTTCAATAATGGAAGTAATAAATAATGGCATTAGTAAGTAAATTACTTATCGAGATTGCAGCTAGATCAGATAGCATAAAGGCTGGTCTATCCACGGCTATGGGATATGTGGTATCTTTTGCTAATGATGCTGCGAGTATCATGGCTAAAGCTTTTTCCGGTATTGGTGGTATCATTGCAAATTTAATCAAAGGTGCATTCGACCTTATGGGGGATGCATCAGATAGGTTAACCACACTTATGTCTAGGTCAAACTACCTTGGCGTACCTATCAAAGATATTCAGGCTTTAGACTTTGCCATTAAAAAGGTCGGTGGTGGTGTTGGTTCATTTGACGTGGCCATACGTACATTATCTAAGAATATATCTCAGTCTGTAACTGGTGCCGGCCCTGCTGCTCAAGCTATTAAAGATTTAGGTCTTAATGCTGGTCTGTTAGCTAAGATGGACTTAGCTCAACAACTTGGTACTATCCAAGTTGCTGTAGGTAAATTGAAAGATCAATCCCAAGGTAAAGGTATTCTTTATCAATTATTTGGTGAAAGTATTTTACCTAACATTGCAATATTTAATAAAGGACTTGCAGATCAATTTATTGCTTTCGAAAAACTCGGAACAGGAATAGATTCAGGTCAAGAAAAAATCATCAGATTGAACGCCATTGCAAGAGCCTCTTTCAATGAGATGAAAGAAGGTTTTATCAATCAGTTTACTGTTCCATTCTTAGATGTAATGACACAAGTTATAAACGCTGTTCAAAATTTCGTTGAAAAGTCTGGCGGTGTTAAGATTGCTGCTGCAACTGTGGCTAAAGGTGTGTTGGAAATATTCCAATCTGTTGCCCAAGGACTTGGCGGTGTTGAAGGAACGATATTAAGATTAGATAAAGCTTTAACTAACATTTTAATCACCTATAACAAAGCTAAGATGATTGGCGGTGGATTATGGGAAAGTACAAAAGCTTTAGGAAACACAGTCGCAGGAACTGTATCAAGAACATATCACAACCCTCTTACCCCCGGTTATAAAAATATTAAGATGGCTTGGGAGCAGGCTCATAGTGGTATCGATAAAACAAGTTCTGATGCTCAACAAAGGATATTAGATTTAAGCACTCACTTATCTGAGATAAATGGAAAGCTTACTAAACTTGGTGATAACACAGAAACAATTTTCAGCGAACCAATTGCTAGTTTACAGAAAACTATTGATGATTCAAAAGATCCTATTAAGGGATCAGCTGCTGCTTTAGCTACTGCTACTTCATCTGCTGCAAGTAACATTTCAAGATACACAAACAATATGACTGATGCACAAACCAGAGCTGCTAACACTGCTGATACCTTTGCTGCTTCTTTGAAGAAAGCTGCTAATGACGCTGAAACATGGTTACAGAATCCTCAGTTCAAGAAACCCCTTGAAGATCTTCTTAAGAAACGAGAAGCTGATCAACAGTTGAAAGAAAGAGATATCCCTGAGTACATTCAGAAGATGGCATTAGATGCTTACGATAGTATTTCAGGATTAGAGAAAGGTGGTAATAAAGATTTAGTTCGAGCTGATCTACATGGATTATCTATGGCTATTATTCAGGATAAGGCGAGCAGGCCAAGAGCTGGTTCAACTAAGAACATAGATTCTATTGTTTCAGATTTACAAACTTATCTAAAGCAAAAAGACCTAGCATTTACCAAAGTAAAGGTTGATGTTAATTTAGATGCAACCGAAGATCTTAAGAAGCTTATCAAAGTGAATGGAATTTATACCAATCAGGATACGATTGATAATATGATGAGCATGAAGAGTCTAAACGCAGTTAACACAGGCTTGGCTGCTGCTGCAAACGCTTCCATTGGAAATTAATAAAGAGAAATACGATGCCATTAACAGATAGCTTTTTAGTAGCAACCGATACCGGATTAACTACTGAGTTCTCAGGAATTTATAGCTTAATCCATCAGACCGATTTAAGTGATAACCCACAGAAAAAGACTCTGTACCTGGGAAGCTTGTTGACCTCAAGACAGCTTCAAGCTTCATCCCTTCCAGGAACAGACAATATTGTAATAAGTGTTGTTGATACATTACCAGAATGGGTAGTGAGCACAGTATATAGTGCTGGTGATTGTGTCCAGCCTACTACTCCAAATGGGTTGCGTTATCGCTGCCTTTCGGATGGTACAAGTCATTCATCTGAACCAACCTGGCCAACATCAGGTATAGGAAGTACTGTTACAGATAATACGACTTCCTGGGAATTACAAGCAGCTAAACATGGGGTAGGTCAGATTAAGTTAGCTACTACTGATGCTGGATTAACATCTGCTGTAGCAGGTGATCCATTAATATTAAGCGCTACCATAGCAGGTGGAACTTCTGGTAAGAAAACATTCTGGATTCAAATTACAAACGCTGTTTCAACGGTTACCAATACGGGAACTATACCAGATGTTTGTTTATCAATAAATGGAATAATAGAAACAGAGGCTCCATAATGAGAATGTACGCTGTATTGAAAGTTACCACTTTAGCAGCTAACGTTAGTTTGACACAATCAACGATAACTCTTGCAAGTGGAACTCACTTACCAACTTTAGACACAGGCGAGTATTTAATAGTCCTTGTCAACGATAGATTTAAGACAGAGATAATGCATTGCACAGCGATTGCTGGAGCAGTGCTGACAGTTGTCAGAGGCCAGAAAGATGATAAGATTTATAATTTTACTTCTGGTGATTATGTACAGATCAGTATTGATCCAGAAGGATTCGAATTTTAATGACTAATAGAGTACGAACGCACGTTGATCTTTTTAGAGCGAAGCTTGCCGAATCGGTTGCTAATTCTGATACATCCTTTGACCTGGATGATGCCAGTGGATTAGGAACAATCGCTGCTACTGACTATATCCCTTGTACGATTGAAGGTGGTGGAGTATATGAAATTATTCATGTATACTCAGTTGCCACGGATACGATCACTTGTGCAAGAGGTATGGAAGGAACTACTGCTCTTAACTGGGCCTTGGATGACAGGATTGAATGTCGATTAACAGCTAAAGCGATTGATGAAAGAACAACAGCTTTGAACAGTTTGTATGCTACCTTACCTGCTGACTTATTTGTATTTAATGGAAACCTTAGATGGTATCCGCCAAAGAATATAGTTCTTAAAAAAGTATCCGCTTGGGTAGGAATTGCTCCTTCAGTTCAGAGTATCATTTTAAATGTTAGAAAGAATGGAGTGGCAATATTTACAAGTCCTAAACCAACAATAACAACTGGTAGCATGGCATCAACTCCATTGGATATTGATGTATTAATTCAAACAACAGATTATGTGACGATAGATTGCGAACAAGAAGATAGCTCAAATGCTACCATTCGTATTGACTATATCCCAGAGGAATTATAATAATGTATGCAGTTTACACCCATGATAACTCAACATCACAAGCAAATATTGTAAATGATATTGTGCTTTTACTGACAGGAACGACTAATCCAGCTTCTTTATCTGCTGACTGTGTTACTGGTTCTACTACCGTCAATACAACTTATTCTGTAGCTGGGTGGACTTTACACGATGCAGCTACTGCTAGTACCAACTTACAAATTGTAAAAGCATTGCAACAGGATGGCGTTACATATAAATATGTTGGTGTTCAAGCAACTTCTACTACTGTATTTAATTTAATAATCTATGAAGGGTGGGATACTGCAACAAATATCGGAACAAATGCAGTAACTTCTAGCCCGTTTACTTGGTCAAGTACGACTCAAGAATCTTTTTATATTCATTCATCTCAACAAGCAATTGTAATCAATCGTGGTTTATCTGGTGTTTATCAATCTCCTGCTTGTGCTTTTGAAGTTGACAACACTCTTGGAACTTTTATTGCTGGTTATCCAACAACTTTTACATTCGTAACTGGCAATGATGTATCTCAAGGTAATGGTCCAAGAATTAAAAATCCAAAAGCATCCGGTGATTTAACATCCGCAAGTGCACTCTTCATGATGAGTAATAATGCTGATAACTCAACAGCTCCGTTTAAAGGATTTGTTTACAGAGATGCAGCGGAAACAGTTAAACTGGCGTTATTAACTCCAGTTGTACATGCTTGCGGTGTTACAAGTGATGCTAATTATGGAGCATTTGGTAAATTATTAGGGAATATTAAATTCGGAAGCTGTTTAACTTCTCCGGTTACATTAGATACAGCAGTTATTGGTGGAGTAACTTATGTAGCAATATATATTGAAACTGGGGGGTCAGCTCTTGGAACTTCTATGTGGGTAAAAAAGGGGTAATTAATCATGGCATTGTCTACAGTACCGGTACTTGTTGTTCAAGATAATGTTGACGATGACGCGGGTTTAATTTCTTATCCACTCCCTATGATTTGTGATGGAGTTATTGCAGGTGATAGAATAGAGTATTACTGGGGGTTATAATGAGATTTAATGCGAGTCCTATAAATGATGTAGCATTAGATGGTGTTTCCCCTGGAGAAACTTTCGGAGGTATCTTTGGAAGATTGTACCAATCAGTAATTAAATCTCGTGTAGCAGGTCCAATTGTAAACTTTCAACAAAGCGTTGGAATTAGTAGAGGTGAAAATGTATTTATTATCTTTGACCAGAATGTACAACTAAGATCGCTAACTGGATCAGGTCCTTTCGT